GGTTCAGCCGCTTATTGTGAGCTGCTCCGTACCATCGCGTGGTGGGGCGACCTACCGAACGTCGTTTATTACGGCAGCAAGGTTTCGGTAGACGAAGCCCCGGTCGAAATGGAGACGGCGAAGGCCGTCCTGGCTGGTCCTAAGATTACGGCTAACACCAACCCTGGAACGTTGGCCAAGACCCCTGAAGCCATGGACGCCTACGTCAATGAAAAGATGGTCGGAATGAGGAACACTACCGTTCCGACCGAGGAATGGATCAAAATCTCCGATGTCATTTTGGCTTCCTGGATCAAAGGCGTTGCGCAAGAGACCGGTACTGGAAAAGGAACCATCCAGCTGGTTGACGAGGAGTTAATCCTCGAGTCGCGTACCAAGAAGATACAGAAGGCCCGCCAGGTCACCGATGGCCTCGGCCCGACTACGGAGGAAATTGGTCGAGTGGAGAACAAGGTCGAGGTTGCGCACAAAACTGGCGCTTGCCCTCGCGGAATTCAGAATCCCGCTCCCGACATTTCTATTTTGTCGGGTGTCCTTGGGAAAACGTTAGAGCTCGTGCTCAAGAAAACTAGCTGGTACAATCCTGGTTCTACACCACAGGAGATTTCCGACTCTGTTTCGGATGCGTACCTCAAGAGCCACACTCACGAGCTCCACTACGAAGGCGGTGGCGTACGAAGCGTCGATTACGAGGGCGCTGACGAACGACACTGCAAACATTCCAACCGGATCCTCCGGAGATTCATCGAGTATTTTGTTTCCGATGACGATAAGGCTGAGGCGCTTTGTATTTACGACAAGTGCTTCCATATGCCTCTCCAGGTGGGTCCGAAAGTAAAGTCCTCTGGTGACAAGAACTGTAGTGGCACCGGCATCACTACGGTCCTCAACACCAGCGTTTTCTCTGAACGTGAACTAGAGACCACCACCATTGCGATGGTTTTCCGTTCCATGGAGGATACGGGAGAGTTGACAAAGGGTGAGTACATTAAGGCTGATGACGGCGGGGACCGTCCATACCCCATGCTCACCCACAAGGTCTTCCTCAAACACCTTCGCACTATTCAGGATACGTGGGAACTCCACAAGATCGATAGCGCTGTCACTAAGTACGCTATCGAACGTGCCTATCGGTGGATTGGCCCGAAGTTCGGGGACGATGGACTCGATTCCGCCACGCCGTACGTCGACGACGGAATATGGGAACGCGCAATGTTGTACGTGGACCGGATGGATGGTTTCGTCCGGAAACTTGAGACCACGTCGGCAGTTAATGAGGAACCGGTTGAATACCTTAGCCGGATTTACCCCTGCCCACTGCGCTCGCCCTCCTCCTACTGCAAAGTGGAGAAAGCCGTCGATAAAATTTCAATTGCCGTCAACCGCGACCCGGAGCGTTATGCTCTCAAGCTACGTGGCTACTGGACGACGGACCGTAACACCCCTATCGTTGGCGCGTACATTACCGCCGTCGGGAAGATGTACGGGATTGAACTCACCCAGATTGAAGATGATGCCCTGTTGCTCGATATTTATGAGCATGACCGCGAATTGTATTGGAAAATCGCGGCCGGGCCTTTCCCCTGGGATGAGAATGCGAGCGACGAGCAGTACGCGAGCGTTAGCGCTGACTACGGAATGTCGTCTGGCGAGCTCCGCGAATTTGACGCTCTCCTTCGCTCGCAGTCGACTTGGTCGGGCATTCAAGCGATGATGATACCTGCAAAACTCATCAGTGAAACGCTTGATGACCCCCTTGGGTTACACACAAAACCAGACCCGCCCGGTGTGGCACGCGTCCCTGCGTTTTCCACTTCAACTCGCGGCGAGGACCCTAGGATGTGTAATTTCGAGTCCTGCGACGCCTGTCCTGCAGAGCCCAGCAACGCACCTCGTGATGAGGTTGCGAAGCGGGCCCTCCAGCTCTAGGTGTTCGCTTGATGGTGGTGCAACTTTCCAGATGCTCCTGGGAAGAAAACTGGTGACGGTTCGTAGAGCTCGAATCGGATTCCTAACACCTAAAAGCACAGTGCTTGCCGGCACAAGAGATTACTCTACTTGCAAATCGCAAATCTTTCTTTCAGCTCAATGTCGGAAAATTCCGCTCCTACCATGACTCCCCAGCAACTCGTGGCAGCCGTACGTTCAAAAGATCCCATGTACGGTCTGTGTGCTTCTCGCCAAATTACTGACGAGGGGTGCGACTGGCTCAAGTACGCACTTGATCCTTTCCACGATCTCCAGCTCGATAACCTCAAAGGCTATCCTGACGTCAATACGGAACCTACCGTCATCGTCAAGGTTCGGCAGGCTATCGAGCTGTCGGCCCCCGCTGGCTTAGAGCAGGGGGCCAACTGGGATTGCCACATCGCTCTGTCTCCCATTGATTGGGCCAAGCCTAATGGGAAGCTCGTCGAGCATGGCTCTAATAAGGAAGGCTACAACGCCATGGCCGAGGTCTATCCTCAAGGCAATGGTGGTGGCCAACCCGCCGGGTTCATCCAGCACATCGGTGATGTTGGTGGCCCGGGCAATGGTAGAAGCGTGACGGGCCGGTTGGACGGTCTCGTCATCAATTCGGTACCTGCTGGTGCCGCTGACGGTGGCGATATGACCTTTACCCCCGGTCACATGCCTGCGACGGCGGACGGTGGCTATGCCACCGAAAACATCGTTCTTGACAAATACCTCGACTTCGACAGCACTGATCTGGGCGTTTATCGTCTGGTTTATTCTGGTTTCGAGGTCGTGAACACCACCGCGCAGATTTACAAACAGGGAGCCGTAACCGTTTACGAGTACGGTCATTCTTACGAGAATGCGCAAGTCACTGTCCCATGGGACCACCTTGGTCCCGTTGGAGAAGTTCGCAACACTTTCAACTCGTTGGCCACCAATCAGTTTCGGTCGCCACCGAACACTATCGCCGAGGCAAAGATTATGCCCGGCGCTCACACATGGCCTGCCCAAGATGGGTGTTATTGCACCGCGAAATTTCATGGAGAGAATCCTTTCCAGAGCGCGACCAATCGCAATTACATTATCCAGCAGAATAACCCCACTGCTGGTTCCAACTCGGGCTATGGCTTGACGCAGACGGATCACACAGTTGGTTCATTCGTCTCCCCGGGTTTTCTCAGCAACGTCAATGGTGTCATTCATGGCCATCCAAACACCAATGACTTCGGCGGTGATCCCGGTGCGACGGTCTCTCCTGCAACACATCTTTCACGGATGTCGACAGCCGGTGCTTACTTTACCGGTTTGTCCCCGCAAACCACGTTGTTTGTTACGTGGCGTGTGGGGCTGGAGCGTCTTCCCGCTGCGAACAAGCCCACTTTTCTCGCGCTCGCTCAACCGAGTGCCACGTATGACCCCAACGCCCTCCTGTTGTACAACCTCATCGCCAATCATCTTCCACCAGGTTGTCCCCAGGGGTGGAACGACTTGGGCAAGTGGTTTAACACGATCGCCACTGTCGCCAAGCGCGTCATCCCTGGTGCCTTTCCACTAGTTAGCACCGCTCAGATGATCCTAAATGGACTGGGCGCTGTTAACCAGGCCAAGGCTCTCCCGGACGCAGTCCGTGGAGCTCAGCAGGTGTATCAGCTTGTAAAGGGCAACGGCAAGCGTACTGCCGCTGCCCGGGTCATTCAGGCCGCCGCCCGCGCCAAGACTGGCAACGGCAACGGCCGCGGTAAACAGGCTGTCCAGAATTTTGGTCAGCCCGTCGGGGGAAACGGCCGCCGCGCTCGACGCGGCATCCAGCAGTTTTCCCAGATGTCGTAAGGTAGTCACTGCGCGCTTCGGCGCGTAAACACCGGAGATTTTAACTCCGTTCGCACCTCCCTCAACCCTCTCTAATGATTGCACGGCTTGCCCCTGAGAACCGTTGCATGAAGATGTAGGAGAACAAGGGGTGGTTGCGTCGTTCGGCAAGGCGGCGCAACACAACGGCAGTCCACCGAAGGCACATGAGTGCGCTGTGGTGGCGCTTACACAATTCTCCAGGACGGGGGCATTCCGTCTCAAAGGA